CGGGTGGCGGAATTACAGGAACTGCTGGTACAGTTCTTGAAAGATTTGAAAACGTTTCAACATCAACAAGCGCTACACTTCCACAGGGTACATCAAACTACTACAAAACAGTTATCGACAACTTCTCAAAGTGGGTAGATGTTGCTAATACTGCGCCGATTGGTGATGCATCTACAAGCATTGCTAAATATGAAAGACTAGGTCAAGCAGCAACTGGTACTGTAGGTACAGATGCACAGACAGAGTCAACTGCTTCATTGGCTGCATATGGTTTTGCAGTAGATACTCTTAAGAATGCAAACGAGATTGACATCAGCTCAGTAATCGTAGGTAAGAGCGATGACTCTGCCCAAAGAGCAAACTACATTCTGTCAAACGTTGTAGAAACTAGAAAAGACTGCGTGATGTACGTATCTCCTTCTAAAGAAGCAGTGGTTGATGAACTTAAAACAAATACTAAGCTTACAAACGTAATTGCACACAGAAACAAGATTCAAAACAGCTCATACGCATTTATGGATTCTGGTTATAAATATCGTTACGATAAGTATAATGACGTATATCGTTATACACCACTTTGTGGCGATATGGCAGGTCTAGCATCTCGTGTAGAAACTTGGGAATCACCTGCGGGCTTCCGTAAAGGTTTGATTAAGAATGTTATTAAACTAGCATTTAACCCAAGCAAACCACAAAGAGATCAGCTTTACTCAGCAGACATCAACCCAGTAATGGCTCAGGCTGGTTCAGGCATTATGCTCTTCGGAGATAAAACAATGCTTGGTCAAGCATCAGCATTCGATCGTATCAACGTACGTCGTCTATTCATTGCGGTTGAGAAGTCTATTGCTACTGCAGCTGAAAGCTTCTTGTTCGAACTAAATGATGAGTTTACGCAAACTCAGTTTAGAAATATTGTCGATCCATTCTTACGTGACATCCAAGGTCGTAGAGGTATTATCGACTTTAGAGTTATTTCTGACTCGAGAGTGAACACTCCTGAAGTGATTGACCAAAACAAATTCCGCGCAAGCATCTTCATCAAACCAGCGCGTTCTATCAATGTTATCGAACTAACATTTGTAGCAACAAGAACAGGTGTCGAGTTTGATGAGATTGTTGGTCAGTTAACGTAATAAATAGATTTAAAAAGGAGAAAAGATAATGGCATTCAATATCAACCAGTTCAAATCAGAACTCGTCGGTGGCGGTGCACGTCCTACGCTTTTCCAATGCCAAATCACTAACCCGATTTCTCCAGCAGCAGATATTAAAGTGCCATTCATGGTACGAGCTGCTGGGATTCCGGAATCAGTTGTAGGCCAATTTGTCGTACCATACTTTGGACGCCAAGTTAAATACGCAGGTGATAGAGTATTCGCGGATTGGACAGTCACGGTCATTAACGATGAAGACTTTGCTATCAGAAACGCAATGGAAGCTTGGTCTAACGCAATCAACTCGCACGATTCAAATACTAGAGCATTGCCACAGGACTACAAATCAACTGGACAGATTACTCAGTTCAGTAAAGACGGTAGCCCTCTACGTACTTATATCTTCGAAGGCATGTATCCAATTACAATTGATGGTATCGCGATGGATTGGCAGCAAACTGACTCAATCGAAGAATTTAATGTTACATTCCAGTATGATTTGTGGAGAGTTGAAGGCAATACCGGCATCCCCACTACTTAATTTTATATAATGAAGGAATAACCTTGTGAAGATATTTGGCTTTGAAATCAAAAGAGAAGGCGAAGAGGACGACGTAAAGCAACCCGTCTCCTTCGCCGAACCTATTAACACCGACGGTGCGATTACCGTCGGCAATGCTATGGGCGGGTTCTATAGCACACTTCTTGATATGGAAGGTGCTGCTAAAAGTGAATCAGAACTCATAACAAGATATAGAAACGTCGCAGCACAACCTGAGCTTGCTCAAGCAGTTGATGAGATTGTAAACGAAGCAATTGCGGTTGACACTGACGATGATGTCGTTCAAATTGTTCTTGACGATACAGACCTACCTGATAAAGTAAAAGATAGACTTATCGAGCAATTTGAAGAGATCCTTACTCTTTTCGATTTCAGTGCTAACTCTTACGACATTTTCCAAAGATTTTATGTCGATGGTAGACTAAACTATCATGTTATCATCGATAAAGAAAATTTAAAAGATGGAATTAAAGAGCTACGCTATGTAGATCCTCGCAAACTAAAGCTTATCAGAGAAGTTGATAAGAAAGGTAAAGACGAGCACTCTGGTATTCCTGTTAAGAAAGTAAAGAACGAGTACTATATGTACTCAGAAAATGGCTTTACTTCAGAAGCAAATGCACCTAATGGTTCCGGTACTCAAGGCTACAAAATCTCAAAAGATTCTATTGCAAGAGTTACTTCCGGACTAATGAATGAAAACAATTCGCTTGTTCTTTCATACCTGCATACTGCTATT